GTTCTACAGGTGTAAATTTATCAGGGTTATATTCTAAAGGCTTTAGAGTTGGCACATCTAAAACAGGCCATGCAAGATTTGGTTTATCAATAATATCTAATGTCGTTGGATAAATTTCCCATGATCTAATTTTAGGAATATATATTTCTTTAATTTGTATTTGTGGAATATCTATTTTTGGAATTTCCAATTACTTCCTTAAAGGTGTCGGCAAAGCAAATGATTCGCCTGTAGTTTTTGGTAGGGTGTTTTTCATAACGCTAGGTAATTTTTTTTCCAAATCGCCCATTAGTTTGTTTTTAATCGTTCTGCTAAATTCGGGGGATGTTACATACTTATATCCAAAGTACCCTCCTCCTATAACTGAAGTTACCATTATGAATGAGAGAATACTCAAAA